GCTTAACACGCTTGGTAAACTCCGTGGAAGGAAAGTCACTTTGGCAACTAAAACCTGTTGGAGTGAAAGTCCTTTGAGTGAGAAGATGAGCGAAGTCTATGGTCCCTCGACCTTGATGCCGGCTCAGTTGAAGGTGCGTGATGGTGTTTCTCCCATGTACAACGGTTTGAAGAAGTTCAGATGTATGTCTGGAATGATTGATCCCGAAGTTGTTGAGAGAGCCACGGCTGATATTGTTGACGGTCTGCGTGAATACCCGACAGAACATTCTACAAATCCTAGGATTCTTACAGATGAGGAAATGTATAATGGAGTGTTTGATGATTTGCAAAAGATTGATTTGACGACGTCACCGGGGTATCCGTTCACGTTGGAGGTTCAGGGAGTGCCTGGAAAGAAGAGTTTTTTCGAGGTCAAAGACGAGAAAATTCTTCCTGGAGAGAGAGTGGCAGAGTCAGTGCGGCAACGCATTGAAAGAGCGAAACTCGGTGAAGGTGTTGAAACATATTTTGTGGATACTCTGAAAGACGAGAAACGTCCAATTGAGAAAGTCTTGGCTGCAAAGACAAGAATTTTCAATGTGGGCCCGATGGATCTGACACTAGTTTTCAGAAAGTACTTTGGCTCTTTGGTCATGCACATGAAGAGAACTAGTTTGGTTGGTGAATGCTCGGTTGGCGTGAATCCGAGGTCGAGAGATTGGGATTTTGTTATCAGGAGATTGTTGGCTAAGTCTGACAAATTCCTGAATGGCGATTACTCAAATTTTGACGCCTCGCTTCCATTTCAACTTGGTGTTGAAGTTGCGGAAATTGCAAATCGATTTTACAATGATGGAGAAGAGAACGCGACTGTTCGCCGCGTTCTCATGAACACGGTGTTCAGCTCTGATCACATTGCGAATGATCATGTGCATTGTTTCCGGCAAGGGAATCCCTCGGGGATTGCAGTTACTGTCATCGTTAACTGCTTGGTGAATATGCTCTTGGTGCGTTGTGCTTTTTAGCAATTGTGTGGCATTCCCGCGAACAAATTCAGAGAATACATGGATCATGTATGCTATGGAGATGATAACATCGTGGCAGTGTCGCCTGTTGCTCGGAAAAACTTCACAATGAGGACATATGCGGAATGGTGTGAGGAAATTGGTATCACGTATACCAGTGTAACAAAAGG